ATCGGATAAAACATCACGTTCTTTTAAATGTTGTTTTTCAATATGATAAGGATTTTGCATTCTTTCTCTATCATAATTTAATTCTCTAACATAAGCGGCAATTCTTGGAGCATATTGTAATGCGTTTTCTGAATTATTTCTTATAATGTTTGCAACTTGTCTTGTTGGGTCTCCGTAAACAACTGGAACTGCTCTTAATGTTACAGTATCATCTTTACCTTTTCCTGTTTCCACAGAAAAATTACTCAAAATTCTTATAAATTGAGTTAAAAATTTTCTAATTTGTCCGTCGTAAAAATGTAACATTAATTGTCAGCCTTTGGTTTTAATGCATTTGATAATGACTGTCTTTGGTCTACTGTTAAACCATTAATATTAGTTGTGCCTGATGCATTAACAAATTTAGTTTTCCAATTTTCTTTTGTATCAGTGTTACTCATAGTTATTCTAACAGAATCTTCTATCTTAACCCACCTGACTCCATCATAACGGAATAATCTATTTGGTAGATAATCTGTTCTTAAGAAATAATCACCGGTATCAACATTGGAAGTTGGAAATGTTATTCCAAATCCTGCAGGATTTCCATTTGGTGCAACGCCATCTCCATCTAAATAGAAGCCATAATGTGATGCCGCTGGCGTATCTATTACTGCATTTATTGTTTTATTTGAACTAACTCTATCTGTTGATTGAACGTTGTCTGTTCTAATGTTTCCTCGTTCATCAATTGGAGCAACATAATATTGTTTATAATTAAATCCTGCTTTAGGTGAATCTAATTCTGCCTGTGCAACAACTTGATCATTAATAGTTTTTTCTCTATTATATGTACTCATGTAATTTGCTATAGAACCAGTTGTAGTTGCATCACCTATAATATCTCTAAATTCTTGTGCGTCAACTAGTGTTTTTAATTTCAATCTTAATAAGTGCGGCCACCAAGTTGCTGAAAATCCTTCTGCCGCCCTGTTTACATCTTCAATGACATAATATCTTTTAAGTGCAATTGGTATACTTTCGTCTAACGAATAGTCTTCTTTCATATGTGGAAATTCAATAACATCTCCAGACATAGGTTTTCTACCTAATCTTTCAACAATATCATTCATGTGTACAGTTAAAAATATTGTATCATTTTGTAAAAACATACCAAATTGTGATAGATTAAAATCAATATCTTGTACATTGTATATTCCTCTTACAACATAAACATCTGGTGAGTACTTTCTATCTCTATTTTCTAAAAATAATAGATCTTGTATAGTTCTTTCGTTTAAACTATCTCCAGAATACTGTGGCTGTGTTGGACTTGCTTCACCATCTTTATTAGTATCTCCTTGATCATAAGGTCCTAAATATTTGTGAAAGTGTAGATCAGTTCCGCCCACAGTAAACATCTCTTTAATGTTACGGTCAAAGAACTTATAATCATTTCCTTTTTCTGGTTTAAAAATCGACAATCTAGGCATATTATCTATATTTATAGATATGTCACAGCCACTAAATATGTGTATGTCAGAACTTCAAACAGGTCAACAAGCAATATTTGATTATGTAAAAAATAATCTAGGTGAAGGTATGATAGATGTTGAATTAGACCCAAAACACTATCAAACAGCACTAGAAAGAGCAATTAATAGATACAGACAGCGTTCTTCAAATGCTGTAGAAGAATCTTATGCTTTTTTAAAATTAGAAGAAAATCAAAACACATATATTTTGCCTGATGAAATTATTGCTGTAAGAAAATTATTTAGAAGAACTGTAGGATCACGTACTGAAGGTGGAGAAGGTGGTACATTATTTGAACCATTCAATTTAGCATACACAAATACGTACTTGTTAAGAGCAGGAGCAACTGGTGGATTAGCAACTTATTATGCTTTTGCATCATACCAAGAATTAATTGGAAAAATGTTTGGCTCTTTTATACAGTTTCATTTTGATGTTGCAACTAAAAAACTTACAATAACACAAAGACCAAGAGCAGATACTGAAACTGTGTTAATGCATACTGACAATTTCAGACCTGACATAACATTATTCAAAGACATATATGCAAAACCGTGGATTAGAGATTATGCACTAGCAGTATCTAAAATGATGTTAGGCGAAGCAAGAGGTAAATTTAATACTATTGCTGGTCCACAAGGCGGTACAACACTTAATGGTGGGGAACTAAAACAGCAAGGAATTGCTGAAATGGAAAAATTAGATCAAGAAATTGGCAATTTTGCAGAGGGCGGAACACCACATAGTTTTGTTATTGGTTAATTCATAAACTTATCATTTTAAATAAAGAGATATGAAAAAGAACTCTAACTATAAAAGATATTGTGATTGTGACATAGATGAATTAGAAGAAATCGTAAATGATTTAGAAAATATGTCTATTAGTGCCTTAAAAAATAAAAAATTAGACATACGTAAAACTATTTTAAGTTCTGTTATTGAAGCAAAAAAAGAGATTGAAAAACGCTTAAAAAAATAGTATAATCAATTAATGTTAATAGGATTAGTAGGACTAATAGGTTCTGGTAAAGATACCGTTGCGGAAAGACTAGTAACACACCACGGCTATAAACGAGATAGCTTTGCAAAAAGTTTAAAAGATGCTGTTAGTTCAATGTTTAATTGGGATAGAGAATTACTTGAAGGTAATACTAAAGACAGCAGAGACTGGCGAGAACAACCTGACAAGTTTTGGAGTGAAAAGATGGGCAAAGAAGTAACACCACGTTGGGTATTACAATACTTTGGTACTGAAGTTATGCGTCAAGGTATGTATGATGCTATATGGGTTGACTCTGTTATTGGAAGATATACTGGTGAAAATACTGTAATTTCAGACACTAGATTTCAAAACGAAATTAAAACTATTAAAGCACATGGTGGCAAAATACTACTTGTAAAAAGAGGAGAATTACCTACACGTAAAGAGATGCAAAATAACGGCTCTCACCAATCTGAATGGGATTGGATGGGTAGTAATTTTGATTATATTATTGAAAATAATAGTACTCTCGAAGGATTAACTGCCAATGTAGATCAATTTATTCATCAGCTACAAGATCGCCCATCTTCCAACCCAGACGCTTAACACTAGTTAAACGTTGACAATTAGCACATACCGTTTTTAAATTTACATTATTTGTATTCCTCATATTTCCGTCTACAAAAAACACATCTAATTGCAACTGATTCTGTGCTTTAAAACCACACAATTCACATTTAAATTTTTTACGATACCCAGACCGTTGTAACGCAGTAACTCCGCCTACTTTCTTTTTTGTTTTTTTACGATTACAAGTATCACACAACCTCCGCCAATAAATTTTGTTTCCTTTTTTATAAGCATAAGCTCTAGGTTTGGATTTGCATTCAACACATAATGGTCTAATTTGTATCATATAGCCTATTTACGTCGCCTATATAGGTACCAGAATTTAACAACTAATGTCGTAAAAACAATACGATTGAATAAATAGTTCTAGTATACGTATAAATTGCAAGGAGAATACGAAACATGGCATTAACATCACCAGGAGTAGAAGTAAGTGTAATAAACGAGAGTTTTTATGTACCATCAGATGCAGGTACTACACCACTTTTTATAGTAGCATCATCACAAGATAAATTACCAGGATCAGGTTCAGGTACAGCATCAGGAACAACGACTGCAAATGCCAACACAGCATACTTGATTTCCTCACAAAGAGAATTAACAGAGACTTTTGGAGATCCAAAATTTTATACAGACGTTTCAGGGAACTCATTACATGGTTATGAATTAAATGAATGGGGACTACAAGCGGCTTACAGTTTCTTAGGTATTGCTAATAGAGCATATGTACTAAGAGCAAACGTAGACACTGCTGATTTAATTGGTAGTGCATCAGCTCCAACAGCAGACCCATCAGATGGAACATATTGGTTTGACCTTGCATCAAGCTCTTATGGATTATTTGAATGGTCACAAACAGATCAAAAATTTACAGCAAAAACACCAACTCTAATTACAAGCGTAGGTGACTTGGTAGGTAACAGTTCAACAGGTGCACCAAAAACTTCAATTGGTTCACAAGGTGATTATGCAATTAACACAACTCACGTTTCAAAC